GCATAAACCTGGCGATCTTGCTCGTCATTACCAAGCAGTTGGTAGTGCTTACGACACTGATCCAGCCGAGCAGGGCAAGTGTTACGCTCGTGAGTATGCTCCTGGACCGTTGACTCAAACTGCTGTGTTTCCAAGTGAGTCACGTTCCAACGAGCTTGCCACAATTGACGGTCGTATTGCTGGTCCGCAAGCCAAGGCAAAGAGCCGCGAGCACATAACACCTAAGATGCGCAAAGTGGCTAGGGATTTCGTGCATCATCTGGTGCCGACTGCCGGCACTGGCCGTCCCTACCCCCTCACGTATGTCGAGGAGCAGCAGACCAAGCCGTTACAGCGGGCTCGGAATGATGCTAACCGATATCACGATGAGTTCACTATGATGGTCAAAGCGTTCCAAAAGAAAGAAGCATACAACGCCCCAAATTATCCCAGGAACATTTCAACCGTTCCGCATACCCAAAACGTCAAGTTGTCCAGCTACACCTACGCTTTCAAAGCCAGTGTTCTCCAGCATGTTCCGTGGTACATGCCAACGCACACACCAGCTGAAATCGCTGACGCAGTGCAAAACTTGGCTGCAAGTTCCACTGAGCTGGTTGAAACTGACTACAGCAAGTTCGATGGCACATTCTTGCGCTTCATGCGTGAGTGCGTCGAATTTGCCATTTATAAGCGCTGGGTTCACTTGGACCACTTGCCAGAGTTAACAACTTTATTGGCTAATGAGATCCAAGCACCTGCTGTTACTCGACTGGGCATCAAGTACGACCCTGATTGCAGTCGCCTCAGCGGTTCTGCTCTCACGACAGACGGAAACAGCATTGCCAATGCTTTCGTCTCATACCTTGCTGGTCGCATGGCTGGCATGGATGATGACGAAGCTTGGTCTTGGATCGGTATTGTCTACGGTGATGATGGGCTCCGATCTGGTAATGTTTCAAATGAGCTCCTCACCAATACTGCTTCTTCCCTCGGCTTTGACTTGAAGATAGTGAATCGCGCGCCACGTGGCTCTCCAGTGACATTTCTGTCTCGAGTATACCTCGATCCTTGGTCCTCACCGGCTTCCGTGCAGTCGCCATTAAGAACATTGTTGAAATTGCACACCACCTGTGATACCCAGTCAGAAATTGACGACATTGGCTGGGCTAAGACACAGGCGTATTTGGTCACTGATAGCAAGACACCTTTTATTGGTCATTGGTGCCGGGCTTATCAGAGAAATTGCACTGCACGTGTGGTTCAGTATGCAGACTACACTGACATTCCCTTCTGGGTGAAGAACGACGACCACGTTGGCAACTCGTGGCCGCAGTCTGAATCCGATGACTGGAATGACGTTGTAGCCAACGAGCTTGGCGTCACCACCGCTGAGCTGTTGAAGCATCTTGCACTTCTGGATGCTTATACTGGTCCCATTAGTGGCCTCCCACGTCTGACAACATCAATCGATTTGGAACCAAAGATGTCTGTCGCATTAGACGGGGAGATCCAAGCCGGTCCTAGTCAAAACAGAACTAGCAAGGATGGAACAAATCCAACAAGCGATCGATCAGCACCTCGTCGAGCTCGAGCAGCTCTTCCAGGTGATGATGGACACGCGCGTCGCTCTCGGCGGAGTGACCGCGATCCAGGTAAACGAGATGCGCACGTTCGTGATAAGCG